GACCCGTTTGAGGATTATGACGGTGCGCTTGCGTCGCGCCAGCCGTGCTGCGCTGCCCATTTACGTGAGGCAAAGGAGAAGCAAAATGCTGAGTGAGAAGTACCTTGTGGTGCGCCGCGATGGCAGCGTGCCCAAATGGCCCAAGTTTGTGCTGGGTGCACGTGACCCGGCCGCACCGGCCGCGCTGCGGGCCTATGCACAGGAGGCCAAGCGGCTGAAAATGGACGAAGAGTACATCAGCATGGTGGAAAGCATGGCGGATCACTTTGAGCATTACCGCGCCGTGGAGGGCGGTGGTGACCCTGACAGCCCACCGCTAGAGCGCAGTGATGACCCGGCCATTGTTGAGGCCATGGGTGGCAACCCGGCAGGCATCAGCGTCTATACGGACAGCTTCAACCGCGCACATGGCTTTGACGCCACGGCCAAGAACCGGCTATAACGGAAGCCTTGAACAATGGGAGGGCTGTGATGGCCGAACTTGATACCGACGCACTGAAACAGGCCGCTGAGCGGGCCAAGGCACGTGATGACAGTCGTTCCAATTACTGCTTTACCTGCATTTTTTGGGAGCGCAGCGACGAGGACGGCAATGATTTTGCCAAGCAGCCCGGCGATCATGCCCGCGCCAGGGGCTGCCATTGGTTGCCTCAAGTAATGTACAAGGCGCCGGACGATTGGTGCGGGCAGCACAAGAGCGCGTGACATGAGCGATATGCACGAACTACCGGACGGGTCCGGCTTCTTCACCATGTCGTTTGGGGAGCGTGACCCAGGCTTTGTGAACTGGCTCAAGTACCGCAAAGGCGGCTGTGCGCGTCGTTGGTTATTCGTGTGGCGCATGTACTGGTCCACACTTTACTTAACTCGTCAGATTGGCGAGCCAATGACGTGGTGGCAGGCGCTTTACTACGCGGTCTTTGTCGCCGGTTAGTATGAAGCTGAAGCTCCCCGACGTCACTTTGGTGATGATGGATTGCACGTGCCCTGAACTGGCACGGCTGGCGTTGCTTGATACATTGGAATTGATTGAGCCTGAGGCTACGATCATATTTTCTAATGAGAGTTTGGAGTTTGGACCGTGGTCGTTTTGCCCTGTCAAACCATGGACTACCATTCAGGAATACTGTGAGTTTCTTTGGTATGAAATGCCAGAATGCATTGCTACCCGGTTTTTCCTTAACATTCAATGGGACGGCTGGGTAATCAATCCAGGTATGTGGGACGACAGATATCTGAATTATGATTTCATCGGTGCCCCGTGGTGGTATGACGACGGCCACAACGTGGGCAATGGCACGGGGATCAGGTCAACCAAGCTGATGCGCTTTCTTGGTGAACACCGCGCCTTGCTGCCGGTGTATGGCAAAGAGGACGAACTGCTGGGCCGGGTCTATAGGCCCATCCTTGAGTACCAGGGCTTCAAGTGGGCACCCGAGCAGTTGGCGTCCAAATTCAGCGTGGAGTGCACGCGGCCAAGCATCACGTCACGGCATTTCATGTTTCATGACAGCTTTAATTTCCCGTCGATGCTTAGCGCTGAGAAGTATGCGCAGCGCCTGAAGCTGATGCAGGAAAACCCCTACATCCGTAAGGGTAAGAAGCTTCAGGAACTGGAAGCTGGACGCACTGCCCTGGTACTTGACCGGCTTGCGGCGGTATGACCCAGAACGGGTGTGGTGGCGGCCAGATCAGTGACGTGCCCCATGTCAGGAGGCACGCCATTGCCACACCAGCAACGACCACGGACAGTAGCCGGTAATTCATGCTATTGAACAACTGGCCCGAATACTTGCCAGCCAAGCAAACCAAACAGCACAAACTCGATGACGCCGCCGCCAGCGAGATGTGAAGCGTATTGACCACCAAAGCCGCCAAAGTTGACACCGGCCCAAATCAATACACAGATAACCCATATCATCCAAAACAACAGTCCTTTGGACATGACATTCCCTCCATGAGGCTCACCATAGGGTGAACATGGGGTAACGCCTGAGGCCACGATTGGTTGCATGATCCTTGACAGTCAGGCCCCGGTAAATTATTCCTCGCTGCCATCCTACGATGGGTGCCTGCGGGGTTGCGCGGATGGTTGACGGTGCAGTTGCTGAAGCTCTTCCTGAAGAAGGCCACGGGCAAGTCAAGTGGTTCGACCCGAACAAGGGCTACGGTTTCATCAAGCTATCGGACGGGAAGGATGTGTTCTTGCACGTCAAGGAACTGCGCAAGTCAGGGATCACCGGCCTCAACGATGGTGCGGTGGTCAGCTTCAAATTCAATAAAGGCACCAAAGGCAACGGTCTGTTTGCTACCGAGATAAAAGTTCTTCCGGGTAAAGCCACATAAGGTGGTGCCGATGCGACAGATATTCTTAGGCTTTCTTGTTTGCGCAGCCCTTTTATTTGGGACGCCGTTGGCGTTGGCCGGCAATGTCACCATTACGGGTGGTTACATTTCAGCGGGGGCCGGTCAATATGCTGTTTCCATAACAGGTACAGCATCGTCTTTGACTGTGCCGGCGGGTTCTGAAATTGCAGAGATTTGTGTTGAAACGGCAGGGGTGCGCTATAGGGATGATGGCACAGCACCTACGTCTTCTAATGGAATACCTGTTGTACCTACGTCTACTGCTCCTGCCTGTTTTCAGTATGGCGGCCCATTAAACAAGATACAATTTATTGCCATTTCTGGTTCGCCAACCATCGATGTCAGCTATTACAAGACGAGCCAATGACATGAAGCTGGCACGATACATATATCTTTTCTTTGGTTTGTTGCTTACTACATCGGCATGGGCGCAGAATGCACCTATTGGGCCGGGTGGTGGCCCCGGTAACGGTGGGGGTGGTGGTGCTCCATCCGGGTCGGCCGGTGGTGATTTATCCGGCACATATCCTAATCCAGGCGTTGCAAAAATTGCCGGCGTCACTCCGGGGACCGGTGTCGCCACTGCGTTAGGTATTGCACCAAATGCTACTGGAGGATTGGTGGGGGTGACCGCCGCCTGCCAAGCATGGACGCCAACAGATCAGAGCGGCGCAAGCCTTTCCTTCACATCGGTTAGTGCGCAATATTGTCAGTATGGCAATCTGGTCGTTGCCTATGGCACGCTGACCTATCCGGTCACAGCTAACGGCAGTAACAGTGCCTTTTCGTTGCCGGTAGCGGTTCCAAATCAAGCTTATGCCGCCGTATTTGGTTCTGTACTCGGCCTCGCTGCCAATGACTATATAAGAGCGGTGCAGAATACGAGTACCGCTAATGTTCAAAGCGGCGCTGGTGTTGTTATTATAAATTCCGCCCTCAGTACGCATACCATTACTTTCATGCTGATCTATCCGGCCAACTAAAGGCGACCGACACCATGACGCTTGAGAATATCGTGGTGCAGTTGATCCCTGGGGTGCCGTGATGGCATCGCCAAATCCTGTTTTTAGTGAAATAGTGACCACAACACGCCAGAACCGGAGCAAGGCCATGCCCGTAGGCCCTACACGTACCAAGGCACAGAAGCAGAACGTGGTGCATACTGAAATGAAGAAATTCGGCCAAGGAAATCTTCACTCAGGAAGCAAGCATGGGCCGGTGGTCACCAACCCCAAACAGGCAATTGCGATTTCTCTTTCAGAGAGCAAACAATCAAAGCCGGCCAAGCACGGCTACGGGCGTTCAGATCATCACCGCGAACACTTCAAACGGTAGGAGATACCACAATGCCCATGCGCGAAGGCAAGCCACCTTACGGCGAATTCAATGCGGGAGCCCATGCGAAGTGGTGTGTGGAATAATGATTAAGCATTCAAAATTACAGTCTCTCCTAGACTACAACCCAAATACGGGCATCTTCTATTGGAAGAAATCTGTAGGTTCGGGCGTTTCCAAGCGTGTTGCCGGTCAGCCAGCCGGTGGACCCAGGTCAAAAAACGATTATATTTTAGTGACTGTTGCTGGGAAACGCTACTATGCTCACAGATTGGCTTGGTTTTATGTGTATAGGGTATGGCCAGTAGATCAGATTGATCATAAAGATAACAACAAGCAGAATAATGCCATTTGTAATTTGCGTGAGGCCACCGAAGCTGAGAACCGTGGCAATCTAAAGGTTAAACAGAATAGTAAAACTGGCATAAAGGGTATCTACCCGAGAAATACAGGGAAATACAGGTACACGGTGCAAGTAAAAGGTAAGCATTGTGGGCATTTTGCCAGCCTTCTTGATGCAGTACTTGCACACAGGGATGCATCAATCGCTACTTTCGGCGCGTTTGCAAACTGGAAAGGTTAGAGGATGGACAAGGAATCACCGGGTCATGCCAAGCAGCCCCGTGGCAAATCCATCGGCATCCATGACGGCCCCAAGGGGCATGCCGGCCAAAGCTTCCACGGAGAACAGAAGGAACATTGGGGTAGCAAAATGAACGAAGGCAGTGAACACAGCAACAAGCCGGTTGCCAACATCCCAGCAAATACCGAGGGGTCGGAACTGGTTGAGAACTGCGGCATGGGTCACGCCAAGCAGCCGGGCGGTACCGGAATTGGTGCTGGCACCACTGACATTGCCGAACACCACAAGCCATCGCGCATGGGCAGTCCTCACACATTCCGGCAGCCTGAGATGCGTGAGGCCCATACGTTTGCAGGAACCCACAAGTCAGGGCAGCACCGCCTCTCGGGCCACAAAGATGCCCACATGCTAGGGCGTCGTAAATAAGAGAGAAAATTATGTTTTCCAAGCGTTCAAAATACTGGGGCTGGTACTATCATCTTATAAAAAGAGCCAAGGATAGGCAGCTTGTGGGGTATTGTGAAAAGCATCACATTATCCCTAAATGTTTGGGCGGTTCAAATGATCCATCTAACATTGTAGCTTTGACGGCGCGTGAGCATTTTCTGGCACATTGGCTTTTAATAAAATTTACCAAATACAGAGACGATCAGCGTAAGATGCAGCATGCTTTATTTAGGCTGTGCCAGGGCAAGAATGGCCCCATCCGCGCTGGGTGGCAGTATGAGATTGCTAAAAGGGCCAAGTCAGCAGCCGGTATGTCGGCTGAATCGATACAGAAAAGGAGTAGCACTCTAAAAGCACGAGGGCCAAGTGCAAAAATGCTTGCGCATCTTGCAAAACTAAATGCCCGGTTCAGGGCTGAGGGCGGGGTACATTGGAAAAAGGCTCAAAGTGTGCAGGGGCCATTGACCGATAAACAGAAAGAGGCATTAAAATTGGGTCGTCTTGTCGGTAAACATACCGTGACACCAAAACTTCAAGCACATTTGGATAAAATTACTGTATTAAACAGAATTAGACGTACCGACAAGCAGAAACTTCAATTAAGCACTATTCAACAAGCTCCAAAGTCTGCAAGGCAACGTGAAGCACTACGGCGTGTGCACCAACTGCCCAAGTCTGCTGAGCAAATGGCTCAATTTGCAAAAATGGTTTCCACCCGCCATGCTCAAATACGTGAGAAAGGGCATTTCTAATGGGTAAAGTGAAATCACCCCCTCTTGATAAGCTTCAGGAGAACCCTGGTGAAGCTGATATGTATGTGCATCCAATCGCTCCCGTAATACCTCATGAGTTCAAGCCTCCGGCAAGTACTCAGGTTCATGGTTATGGTCATAATCAAAGCCAGCGCCATGGTGCGCATCGTTATTCCGGTCACCCCAACGCTCACCGCATCGGTAAAAAGTAATGGCCAAGAAGCCATTTTATAGCAAGACACCCGTAGTCCCGGAAAAACAAATCGCCGGCAAAAATCCTATTCCAGGGCCTGAGTTGGGCGGTCAGGTCACGTCACCAACTGTCCCGCGCCACCAAGGCTTTACGAAGGCGTTCGGCCCCCACGTCAAAACCCCACATGGCTACGGGCATGCACCGCACGCCAAGCAGGGGCACTTGCGGATGTCAGGCGTGCCCACGGCCCACCGCCTTGGCGCCAGTGGCATAAGGAAGACCCCCGTTGTCAACCGGCCATAATCACCCCGGCTCTTTTGGCCACCATAGCTCCGCGCTGGTCAATCGCTGTGAGAAGGACCCGGAGTTCAGGCGGTGCCTGTACCGGCATGACGGGCTTGATGACGAATACGATATCCCGTATTTGGCCGGGTATTCGGTTGACGGCAAAACCCTGTACAAGGACCGTCATCTGCCTGAAATGCTCAGCTACAATCATGACGGTAGGCGCAGGGAATATCGGCCCGATCCATTCCTGATTGACCATGAGTCTTGGGAAAAGGCGGCGATTGATGCCTTTGGCTGGAAGTATGCCCATGCCCATGAACTGGCTACTGCTGCTGAGCGCCGTGCGGTGTTGCGGGCGGGCCTACTGTGGGAGCCCTACCAGGAAGCCTACCGGCCGTTCATCAAGGCCGACGAACATGAGAAGCTGAAGCGGGTGCCGGTCGACCTCGACTTGACACCATACGAAGACGACCCCAAATTGCTGCATCATCTACAGAAAGTGATGCGGTAATGCCTAAGAATTGGCCAAAGAACCCAGGCATAGGGCGTGTCAGTTTGGCAAAGCTGCGCCCCAGAAAAGGGAACCCTGCGGGTTTTGTGCCAGCCCTGAAGCTGACGGCAAAACGCAAGGCTGCCGGCCTTCCAACCATGGTTCCTACCCCTGCATTTGGCCATCGGGTCAGCAAGTACAACAAGCCTGTTCATAATCAGCGACCAAAGCACCCGCGTGTCAGGTTGCGTGAGACGGTGGCCAAGGAAGCGCGTGACATTCAGGATATGGCGCGACGTCATGCCACTGCCGCCATGGAGCGCATGGCGCACATCGTCAACAACCCGGCTTCACCTGAGAATGCCCAGATTGCCGCAGCGGCCGTGATTTTGGATCGTGCCTATGGCAGGCCCAACCAGACCAACACCAACCTGAATGTTGATGCCAATGGCAAGCCAACCGAAGTCAGCACCACAGAGCTCGATAGGCGCATTGCTGAAGCACTCAGAGCAGTTGAGGCTCTTACAGGACGAGCGCGCCAAGCGCCTAAGAGCAAAGAACAACCTGCTGACATACGCGAGCGTGATCGAAATCCCGACGGTTCCGAGCCACAACTCCATTGACGACGACGAAAGCCATGAGAAGTTTGTCCCGCTGCTGAACCGGTTTGGCAAGCATCACCTGTTGTGGCTTGCTTGCCTGCAACAGGTTGAGGACGGTGGGATCAAGCGGCTTATGGGGTTGATGCCACCCGGCAGTGCGAAAAGCATTTATACCTCGGTGGTGTTCCCAACGCATTACCTTGGGCGCTTCCCCAAGCGGTCAATCATCCTTGCCAGTTATGGTAGCGACCTGCCCAAGAAGTTTGGCCGTCGTGCCCGTTCAATTGTGCAGCAGCCAAACTACCGTCGCATTTTTGATTGCGGGTTGTCCGAGGAGTCAGCCGCTGTTGACGAATGGATGCTCACAAACGGCAGTGAATGGATGGCGGCCGGTATTTTGACCGGCATCACCGGCAACCGTGCTGATGGTGTGATTTGGGACGATCTGATCAAGGGCCGTGAACAGGCCGATTCCGAAGTAGTGCGCCAAAAGACCTACGATGCGTATGTTGAGGATCTCCTGACACGTAAGAAGCCCAATGCTTTCGAAATTGGTATCATGACGCACTGGCATGAGGACGACCCGGCCGGTCGCATACTGCCTGAGGATTACAATGGCGAATCGGGCTGGATCAAATGCCGTGATGGCAATGATTGGTACGTGGTGTGCCTGCCGGCTGAGGCCGAACGCAACGATGATATTCTTGGCCGTAAGCTAGGTGAGCGCATCTGGCCTGAATGGTTCCCTGAAGATCATTTTGAAACCTTCAAGCGCCAGCCCCGTACGTGGTCGGCGCTGTATCAGCAGCGCCCTGCGCCGGATAGCGGTGACTTCTTTCAGGGTGATTGGCTGAAGCCGTGGCCCAATGGCCGTGAGCCGGCGCGTGACAGCCTGCACATTTATGGGGCCAGCGATTACGCGGTCACCCAGGACGGCGGCGATTACACGGTGCACATTGTTGTTGGCATTGACAATATGGATAGGATGTTCCTGCTTGACCTGTGGCGCCAGCAGGCGTCCAGCGACAAGTGGGTGGAGTCACTATGTGACTTGGTTGAAAAATGGCGGCCGTTGGGCTGGGCTGAGGAAGCCGGGCAGATCAAAGGCGGTGTGGGGCCGTTTCTGGACAAGCGCTTGCGTGAGCGTCGGCTGTACATTGCCCGCAAGAAGCTACCGTCAAAGGCTGATAAATCCATCCGCGCCCAGTCAATTCGTGGCCGTATGGCAATGAACGGCTTGTATTGTCCGTTTCATGCGCTATGGTTCTCACGGTTCAAGGACGAACTGTTGAAGTTCCCAGCCGGCAAGTTTGATGACCAAGTCGACGCTCTTTCTCTAATTGGTCAGGTATTGGACAAGATGGTGAAGGGCAGGGCGCCGGTTGACACGTCACAGCAGCCCAAGGTGTTCTCAACTGACCCAAGGACGTGCACCGTGAATATGGAAGACATGTGGAACGCCAACGAACAGCGCACTGAGAAGCGCCGCGTATTTATTCATTAGAGGATTTTACTATGGTTGAAGAAGGCGAATCTCAAGGAGTGTGTGAAACCACTTTGACGGAACGTTTCAAATTTGGTGATTGTAAGTGTAAGACTTACGATAATAATCTTGGGCCTTGCATGACTTGGGAAGCTGGGGCCGACCCTCTTCGATGTGTCTATTGTGACCATAAGTTTTCTTGTCATGTTGCAATCAAGATGCGTAGGGCTGCTCTTGTATGACCGTAGAATTGGACCCATTAGCAGGCAGTGAAGGTGGCGATGAAAGCCGCCGTCTAGCCAAGTATTGGCTGGATCAGATTGATACTACGCAAGACAGTGCCGAAATGAAACGGCACCTGAAGCGCGGCGATCAAATCATCAAACGTTACCGTGACGAGCGTGAGCGCACCAGCAATGAAGACGGTCAGCGCCGCTACAGCGCCTTGTGGTCCAATGTTCAGATCATGCAGCCTGCGTTGTATGGCAAGGAACCGCTGCCGGTTTGTGAGCGCCGTTTCAAGGACAAGGACCCGGTTGGGCGCAATGCTGCTTCCATCCTTGAGCGGGTGCTTCGCAATGAAATAGAGATCTGCGGTTACAACAAAGCTCTGAAGCGGGTCGTTCTTGACTACCTGCTTGTGGGCCAGGGCGTGCCATGGGTGCGCTATGAGCCACAAATAGCCGAAGGCGTGTCGCTGCCGGTCGAAACTGAGACCGACATGCGTGACAGCCGGGGGCAGATCATCAGCAGCGGCAATGATCTTGACAGCACGCATGTTGATCCAACCGGGCAGGATAGCATTCCTGAGAGCCGAACCACGGCCGGTGGCAAGCAGCGCTTGCAACTGAATGAGGAACCGCAGGATCAGGACCAAGATCAAGACAAGGAAGCTGAAGAACAAAAGCTTGAAGACACTGGGGACCGGGTGGTGCGTGAAAGCACGCCGGTTGACTATGTGCCGTGGAAGGATTTCATCACTTTTCCCATGCGCGCTCGCACATGGGAGGAAGTGACTGCCGTCGGCAAGCGTTGCTACCTGTCACGTCAGCAAGCCATCAAGCGGTTTGGCCCCAAGGTTGGCAGGGCGTTGCCGCTGCGCAAGGACAAGCGTGGTGACAAGACCCAGCACAACACCGATATGGCTGCGGCCGATCAGGATAAGTGTGAAGTCTTTGAAATTTGGAACAAGGAGGACCTGACGGCCTATTGGGTGTCGCAGGGATATGAGTTCCTGTGTGACCGCAAGGATGATCCGCTGAACCTTGAGAAGTTCTTTCCGGTTCCTGAACCTATTTTTGCCAACCCCACCAACACCACGCTGATCCCT